TTCCGAGCCTGATCCTCAACTATGCCGGGCAGGCCGGGCTCGTGCTTGAGGGCGCCCCGACCGACGGCAATATCTTCTTTCGGCTCTGCCCCGGACCCTTGCTGATACCACTCATCGTGTTGGCGACCGTGGCGACGATCATTGCCAGTCAATCGATCATCACCGGCGCCTTCTCGATGACCCGGCAGGCGATCCAGCTCGGCTGGCTGCCGCGGCTGCGGATCAAGCAGACCTCATCGGAGGGCTACGGTCAGATTTATGTCGGCGTCGTCAACTGGCTGCTGATGATCGTGACCGTCGGGCTGACCATCGGGTTTGGCAAGTCCGACAATCTGGCGGCCGCCTACGGCATCGCCGTTTCGCTGACCATGCTGATGACCTCGGCGCTGCTTTTCATTGCGATGCGCGAGATCTGGGGCTGGAGCATATGGGTTGCCGGTTCGGTCGCGGCCTGCTTTCTGGTCATCGACAGCGCCTTCTTCCTTGCTAACCTCACCAAGGTCGCCGACGGCGGCTATGTACCCCTGCTCTTGGCGATCGCGGTGTACGGCGTGATGTGGATCTGGCACCGCGGGGCGGCGGCGGTGACGGCTCGGATGCATGAATACCTGATTCCGATTCCGGAATTCATGAAGGACATCGAAGCGAAAGGCATCCCTCGCGTTCCCGGCACCGCGGTGTTCCTGACCCGGACCGAGAAGGACACGCCGCCGGTGATGATCTGGCATGTCAAGCATAACCGTGCGCTGCATGAGCATCTGTTCGTGCTGCGCGTCGAAATCCTGTCGGTGCCGTGGGTGACGTCCGGCAACCGGATCGCCATCGAGGAAGTCGCGAAGAATTTCTGGCGCGCTGAAGCGCGTTTCGGCTTCATGGAGCGGCCCCATATTCCGGAATTGCTCACCACCGGTAAATCGCTGGGGTGTACCGTCGATCTCGACGATGTGACGTATTATGTCGGTCATGAAACGGTGATCGGCCGCGAAGACGAGTTGGGCCTGCCTAAGTGGCAGGAGGGGCTGTTCGCCGTGATGGAGCGCAATGCCATCCATGTCAGCGATTTCTTCAGCCTGCCGACCGATCAGGTCGTCGAGATTGGACGCCAGGTTTCGATCTAGTCTCGGAAGCAAAATCCGACTAGCATCCGATTATGTGGGGAGAGCTGCCGGAGAAACTGGCGATATTTTACGCCATCCCGCGATGGGGGCACGCCATCAACAGACCGGTGGCGTCGGTTCTGGGCGCGCTGGCGATCATTGGCGTCGCCGGTTGCGGTGCCGCCAACGCGCAGAAGCCCGGTCCGGATTCTACGCCGGCTGCGCCGGTGTCCGATTCATTTCCAGCCTGGGCCTATCCATGGGCTCCGGATTTCAAACCGCCACCCGACGACGGCAAGCCAACTCACGTTCCCGACAGTACCGCCGCCTTTACGATCACGCAGGAGCGCGATCTTTTCTTCGCCCCGGACTGGCATCCCGGCGATCACATTCCCATGCCCGACATCGTCGCCCACGGGCGGCGACCTGATGTGCGGGCCTGCGGCTCCTGTCATCGCGCCGAAGGCACCGGCGGTCCGGAGAATGCGAGCCTTGCCGGCCTTTCTGCCGCCTATATCTCCCAGCAGATGGCCGACTTCAAAAGCGGCGCGCGGAAATCTGCACGCCCTGGCGCGGGTGGGCTGATGATCGTAATCGCCAAAGCCGCCACCGATGCGGAGGTGGAAGCCGCGGCGGCCTATTTTTCCGCGCTGAAGCCGAAGCCGATCATCAGGGTCGTCGAGACCGAGACGGTCCCGGTGACGCAGATTGCGCAGTTTTTTTACACGACCGTGGCCAATGGCGGCACGGAGCCGATCGGCCGGCGCATCGTCGAGATACCCCGCGACGTCCAGCAATTCGAGCATCGCGATTCGCGCTCGCAGTTCACGGCCTATGTGCCGACCGGAAGCCTTGCCAGGGGCGAAGCCCTGGCGAAAACCGGCGGATCGGGCACAACGATCCCTTGCGCCGGATGCCACGGTCCGGGCCTCAACGGTATCGACGCCATTCCCCGCATCGCCGGACGCTCGCCGAGCTATCTCGTGCGGCAGATGTATAATTTCCAGCAGCACGCCCGGAACGGCAGCGCGGGCGCGCTGATGATGCCGGTCGTTGAAAAATTATCGCATGACGACATGATTGCGCTCGCGGCCTATGTGTCGTCGTTGCAACCCTGAGGGCCACCGTCGTTTGCGACCGCGCGGGTATTCGGGCGGATCATTCATCCAAGAGGCTGCTGTGATCGACACCATGAAATCGGATACGGCGCGCCGAATTGCGCTGCTTGGTGCGCCCATCGATATCGGCGCGTCGCAACGGGGAACCCTGATGGGACCGGCGGCGCTGCGAACCGCCGGTCTTCTGACCGTGCTCGACGGGCTGGCGTGCGAAGTCAGCGATCATGGCGACATCTCGATCGGTGAGCTGGCCGAGCCGGCGGACCCTCCGCCTGACAATGCCAGGCATTACCGGGAAATCCAGCGCTGGACCCGGGAACTGAGTGCGCGGGCGTATGAGCTGGCGCGATCGGGGGCAATCCCGATCTTTCTCGGTGGCGATCACACCCTCTCGATGGGTTCGGTGAATGGCATCGCCCGCTACTGGCGCGAGGCGGGTCGCGAGCTTTTCGTCTTATGGCTGGATGCGCATGCTGACTACAATACGCCGGTGACAACGCTATCCGGCAACATGCACGGCATGTCGGCGGCCTTCCTGTGCGGCGAGCCGGGGCTGGACCGGCTTTTGGGCGGAGAACCGCGTGCGTCGATCAAGCCCGATCAACTGGAACTATTCGGCATACGTTCGATCGACAGGCTGGAAAAGGACTTGCTGCGAGATCGCCGCATCAGCGTCGCCGACATGCGGCAGATCGATGAGTTCGGCGTCGGGGTGCTGATCCGCCGCGTGATTGAAAAAGTGCGGGCCCGCGGCGGCGTGCTGCATGTCAGTTTTGACGTCGACTTTCTCGACCCCGGCCTCGCGCCCGGCGTCGGCACCACGGTGCCGGGCGGCGCCACCTATCGTGAGGCGCATCTGGTGATGGAAATGCTGCATGATTGCGGGCTGGTTCGTTCCGTCGATGTCGTGGAACTCAATCCGTTCCTTGACGAGCGGGGCCGCACCGCGCGAACCGCGGTCGAACTCATCGGCAGCCTGTTTGGCCAGCAGATAACCGACCGGCCGACCCCGACCAACGCCATCGGACCCGGCGATTGAAGCGCGAGTTGAATGCGTCAAGGGGCGCGCGCTCTCGGAATGATCGATTCAGGAACTCAAGGATTGTTCCCGAAAACAAGGTCGCGGCGGACGACCCGTACCCGGAACTTTCGTTCTCGCCGCGATTTATTTCGCGAGAGGAATCGTTCGAGGCATATTCTATGAGCACCGATCTCTCGAGGAATAAAGCCCGCTTCAGGAGACGAGCTGGCAATCCTGTCGTGTACGCCCTGGCGGTCGCCGTTTTCGGTTTGCTGTCAATGCTGATTGTCGATCACGGTCCGTGGAATCGCCCCCACATCCAGACCGCGGAGGCCCACTACGCCACCACCGGCGCCGCCGCGCGAGCCGCCGGAGCGACGGTGACGCCGACGATGCCGAAGCCGGCGCTCGAACCGGTTGCCCCTGTTCCGAAGCCGGTTCAACCGACAAATCCAGCGACACCATAGCGCCTGGCTTTAGTTGCGATCATCTTCCTCGCGGTCGCGATAGCGCGTGGAGAAATTACTCGGTCCGGATCGCGTCAGCGGATGCTGACAAACGCGGCCCACAGCGCGGCAAGGATCGCGCCAGCCAAAACGTAGGACGGGTGATCGCAAAAGGTGCTGCCGTATTGGCACATCTGCACACCCAGGCTGCCGATTTCATTATTGCCGGCGGCATAGAACAGACCGGCCAGTACGGCCAGCACTGCGGCCACGAAATACATCAGACGCCCCCCATGCAGGAATGACCATTGAGTCGCACGCGACAGCGGCAGCCTCTCATATATCCGCCGCGCTGTCGCCGCGGCCTCAAGAAAAACTTGCGAAAAAACTTGCCAAGGACTTGCCAACAAAAAAACTTGCCATGTCGGGCAAATCAGCTGCATATGTTCAGCATCGCAAGAATTAAGCCCGCGCCGGAAAACCGGTCGCGGGCTTTTTGAATCGGACGGCGATCCGCATTCACGGGCGCATTCATCCTCCCAGTCAGCTCATTGCCGCCAGACGCGCCCCCGTGGGTCGTCGTCCGAACCAGTCAGCCGGCGCCCGCGTTCGCGCAGCCGATTTGCACCCCGCAACAACAACGAACGATCATGAAGAGGCCCGCATGACAGCTTACCTGATATCGCTTTCCCTGACAGGCCTGGTCGCGATCGCAGTGTGGGAGGCGCTGTCGTGAGCGCGGAAATCATTCCATTCGTTCCACGGCTCAAGCGCAAGCCAGAGCCGACGCCTCTTCCGCCGGCCGCGCTTCGCTCGGCGCCGCGGCCCGACGACCTGACCATGGATCACGCCGACACGGCGCCGTGCGAATACGTTCCGTCCCTCGATCTGCCCGGGCATGATGTCAAAAATGGTTAGAAGCATCACCGAAATCCGGTCACTGGCGCGCAGCCATACCCGGACCGCGCTCAATGTCCTGGTCGGCGTCATGCGATCGAAGGACGCCACCGCCACCGCAAAAGTATCCGCCGCGAATGCCATTCTGGATCGCGGCTGGGGCAAAGCCACGCAAGCCATCGGCAACAGCGACGACGGTGCGTTGGAACTGATCCATAGAATCGAGCGCGTCATTGTCCATCCTGAAAATCCCGACAGCCAGGGTCTTTGAGCCGCTGCTTGCGCGCGCCCGGTACAAGGGTGTGCACGGCGGCAGGGGCTCGGGAAAATCGCATTTCTTCGGCGAGCTTTTGGTGGAGACCTGCCAGGCCGAGCGCGGCACGCTGGCGGTCTGCATTCGCGAAGCGCAACGGACGCTGGCGCAGTCCAGCAAGCGGCTGATCGAAAGCAAGATCGCAGCCCTCGGCGTCGGCAGTCAGTTCAAGCTGTTCAATGACAAGATCGAAACGCCCGGCGACGGGCTGATCATCTTCAGGGGCATGCAGGATCACACTGCCGAGTCGATCAAGTCGCTGGAGGGGTTCGGGATTGCCTGGATCGACGAGGCGCAGAATTTGAGCGCGCGCAGTCTTTCACTGTTGCGCCCAACCATCCGCGCTGAACGCTCCGAACTGTGGGCGTCGTGGAATCCGCGCCGGCGGTCCGATGCGATCGATGATTTTCTTCGCGCAAGGCAGCCGCCGGGCGCGATCGTCGTCAACGCCAACTGGCGCGACAATCCGTGGTTTCCATCGGTGCTGGAGCAGGAACGCAAGCTCGATCTCGCGCTTTATCCCGACCGCTATCAGCACATATGGGAAGGCGATTACGTCAGGGCCTTCGAGGGCGCGTATTTCGCGCAGATGCTGGGCGAGGCCAGATCACAGCAAAGAATCGGAAAAGTCTCCGCCGATCCGTTGCTCCCGATTCGCGCCTTTCACGATATCGGCGGCTCCGGTGGCGTTGCCGATGCCTACGCTATCTGGATTGTTCAGTGGGTGGGACAGGAGATTCGCATTCTCGATTACTATGAGCAGGTCGGGCAAGTGCTCGCCTTCCACGTCAACTGGATGCGTGAGCGCGGCTATGAGAAGGCGATCAACTATCTGCCGCATGACGGCGTGAACGAAAACAACGTCACCGGCAAGAAATACGAGGACCATTGGCGCGAGGCCGGCTTCAATGTCGAGCCGCCGGTGAAGAACCAGGGCAAAGGTGCGGCGATGATGCGGATCGAAGCGATCCGCCGGCTGGGGCCGCAGATGTGGTGGAATGAATCGACCACCGAGCCGGGCCGGGACGCGATCGGCTTCTACCACGAACGCAAGGACGACATTCGCAACGTCGGCCTCGGACCGGAGCACGACTGGTCCAGCCACGCCGCCGATGCGCTGGGCCTGATGGCGGTCTGCTACGAGGCTCCGGGGCGGACGGCGAGTTTTAATCGGGCGATCCGGTATGCGGAGCAGGGCTGGGTGTGAGTGGGGCGCGCGCGTACGGTACAAAGCGAGCCACCTCCCGAGCTTGGGTACTGGCCGGAACCGGCCCGACTCGCGATTTCAAATCCAGCCACCTAGTCTAAGCCCCCCTTGATCACGCGGAACTGCCTGCGCCTATCGGGCGCAGATGGGGTCGGAGCTATCGGTTGGGTGGTAAGCGCGGCAAATGACCAGATCACTGATCGTCCATACGCGATCGGCAATCCCGATTGCCATCGCTGGCGTACATTTAAGGCTCTCATGCATTCTAGCGAGATTATAGAACGCGATGTGTAATGAAACTGCGGCGCAATGGGGATCGAGTTTCTTGCTAAAACCATTGCTCAGGCGCGCGAATCGTTTCGATGACATTCTGATCGTGAGATTTTGCCGTTCGACATAGCTTGTCGAAAACGTAACAGGATCTCCATTCGCTATCTGCTCTTCGACTGAGATCACTTCGGCCGGCGAGTAACGTCGAGATGCTTCGGTTATGTTCAGGTGAGTCACGGAGTAAGACCTGTTCACTACTCCATGGGCAACGTTGGGACCAAAAGCATCCCGGATGTAAGGGCGATAGGGATGGAAACCGTCCGTCGTGATTTCTGGCGTACCAATGACGCGCTCGCGCAAATCCTGGATAAGAAGGTCCGTGTTCTCTCCATCGCGCTTGCCCGTGCGGTAGCTGATGATGGCTCGGGTTGAGCTGCCAAGAGCGATGAAAGTATTTTGGTCGCCAGTCACGGCGATGTCGCGTCGGAGTTTCTCATGCTGCCGTCTTTTTCGCCCAACGAATGCCCATAACTCGTCACATTCGATGAGGTTGGCTCGAACGCCGACCATCATGCGGTCGTGTAGTTCGGCGCAGCCGCGCCCGACTTTGAGCGCCAAGGTGGCGACGGTTTCGCGGTTAACCCCGGTGACGCGGCCGGCGGCGCGAATACCCATGCCCTCTACAAGGGCGGCGATGACTTCAACTTGTTTCTGATGAGGTAGAAGGTTCATGGCCCAATCCACGAAATGCGGAACTGAGGCCCGGAAGTCTCTGGAAATCTCGCCGAATATCATATATATGATATCGAACGATCATGGCTTCGGGCCCAGTCCCTGAGTTGTGATCTAGGGACCCGGTCCCCGTTGACGCGGTGATCGGTTCTGTTTCGAGTCTATGGCGGTCCCGGTTGGACTCGAACCAACAACCCGCAGTTCGGAAGACTGAAGCTCTATCCAGTTGAGCTACGGGACCACCCCAAAGGGAGGAACTGGGTTGCCGCCCGGTTCCTCCTATCCGGTGACGTATTATCTACTATAACGAATAATTCAGGTCAATACTGAATCTGCCCCCTTGTAGATATCCTCTTAAATCGATATGTGTATGACGTCGTGGACGTTCTACGACTACGTCGAGGCTGGCGGTCGGAACCCAATCCGGCACTGGCTCGATTCCATGCCCCCATGCGATAGCGAAAAAATTGACACGAGACTGCGGTACATGGCGGCAATGCCGCGATGGCCTGAGAAGTGGGTTTCGAAGTACAAGGGTACCGATGAGATTTTTGAATTTCGGATTGTTGGCAACAAAGTGCAGTACAGGCCGCTCGGAACGTATTACGGCACCAAGCAATACCTCCTTCTCGCCGGAGCAATCGAGAGGGGTGATAAAATTCCAAAGAGCGATATTGAAACTGCAGAGCGGCGTTTAAGTACCGTTAGAAGAGAGTCCGGCCATGTCATCCTCCACAAATACGACGGCGATCCAGATTTGGGGTAAGCTGGAGAACAAGGAGTATCGAGACTCCTTCGTTGCTTCCAATATCTCTAACACCGTGTCTTCTCAAATCTTCACGATGCGAGAACAGCACGGTTGGACACAGAAGCAACTCGCACAACGAGCGGGCATGGGGCAATCGCGGATTCCAGCCTTGGAAGACCCGAACCTTGAGAATTTTGAAATCGGTACATTGAAGCGGATCGCGTCGGCCTTCGATGTTGCGCTCGTCGTCCGATTTGTGCCGTTTAGTGAACTAACAAATTGGACGGCGCGTCTCTCCGAAGAAAGTCTATTCGTTCCAGACTTTGCGAACGATAGACTAGAGCTAGAGCCGGTTTCCGCAAACGTGGAGTTTACTGTCAAGATCGTGAATATAAATGCTGCAGCTATTCCAAACCCAAATCCCATCGCGGGTTCCATCGGCTTTGCTAACGCTGATCATAGTTACGGTATGCTCACTATGGTCAGCCAACCGACAATGTATTCGCCGGCGTCACACCAAATTACGAACAGCAGTCCGCTCAACGTTGCAGAAATGATGTTCCCGCTTCAGGGAGACCACGTTCGTGGTTAAGTTGATGCCAAAGCAGTTTGTCGTTTGCGATGACATTCGACGTGAAATGAGTGGCAAGGAAATTCTGATCGGTGTCTACGGCAGCGACATTGCAGTTGCAGGCTTTCCCACTCAGTTGGCCTTGTCCTATTGGGTTCAGGTCTACTCGCCAGAAGCTGTTCTTTCGCCCGCCACTATAGATTTTCGGTTGATGGGTGGAGAGGATGCCCAGTTCTTTGCCGTTTCCGTTCAGGTAATGATCCCTAGACCAGGTCTTGGGGCAATATCGCTTCCGGCGATTCCTTTCAGTCTCCAAATCCCGACGCGCTTAATACTTCAGATGAGACAGAGAGATGGGGATTGGGAGAAGGCTGGCGAGTTCGGAGTAGATAGAGGTACTCCGCTCCCCAATTTTAGCGCCGCTGCGGCTGCCGCAGCAGCCGCTGCTGTCCGCACGTAAAATCCGGCCACCGCGGTTTTCAAAACCGGCCACTAGGGGTCGAAACCGGCCAGTACCCGAGCTTGAACCGGACGCACAATAGTGAACAGGACTTGAACGAGAATCTAAGCAACACTGCCAAGGCCAATCCGATGGAGATCATCGCTGGCGTCCTCAAGGCAGTGGCCTGCCGAACGATCCTGCTCTTGTCGCCGACCTCAGCGAGAAGGTCCCTAGCGAGCCTGCGCGGGAAGCAAAAAGTTGAGGCAATCGTCAAATCGGGGACGGTAGCAGGAGCCAAATGGCGCCTCGTGCCCATGCCGATGGCAGATGACAGGGACACCCTTTTCAGCGACAAATGGCCCGAACAAACGCCTTTGCAGCCAAATTCGTACCAATTTGGTCAAAAACGGCAATTTTTCACTATTACATTATTTCAATCGCGATATGGTTGTACGCACGCCGGAGTGTGACCGTTGAATCACGCTTCGGCCGAAATCAGCAACCACATTGGTTGAACGACGTTGGTACTTACTCCGACGTAGTGCAGTGTAAATAACGGTTAACGGTTTTGGCGCAAGAGTCGCATGCGCCGCAGGGGTTCAAAATGACCGCAATCCTCCAAATGGTCTCCGGATGGGTCCGGCATAGTTGGAGCGGCGGCGGGACTTCCGGCCAGGACAAGGTCGGCGCCTATAAGGCTGACTACTCCCGCCTCACGGACGAGCAGCTCGACCAGGAAGATTTTGAGTGTGTAGAGCTGCTCAAGCATAGCCGGCCGGTTTCGCGTTAGACGCGAGTATGCTAGTGCCCCTATATGGGGCTGACACTATTCGATCCAGCGACCGCACCAGAGGTGTACGATATAGTTTGGTGCAAATGGCCCCGACGGGAGGACAAACTCGCGCCGGGGAATTGGGTGAGGTGTGTGCTCGTTGTCGACGTCCGCCGAATGGTCGATGAGCGAACTGACCAAGAATATGCGCTCGTTACCGCGCAATATGGTACCGGCAAGGAAAATCTAGAATTTCACGAGCTTGCTAACAACGTTGTCATTGAGCGCCATGAGTTTCGTGATCTGGGCCTGCACAAACCCACTGTATTTCAGATGGATCTGAGAAATCGCAAGCGGCTACCATGGTGCGTGGAGTATTTTGTCCCGAAGCCATATTTGCTTTCGGAGAACATCGTCGCCGGCCGATTGAATGAGAGCCAACAAACGAGATTCCATAATTGCTTTATGGCAAGGAATCTTCGATTCCCACTGCCTTAGTGATAACAGCCTCAGCTAGCAACGTCGCTGCCAATATCCCCTCGACACCGGATGTGCAAGCGCCGCGCTGATAGTCATTAGATATCGAAGCCACTGCGACTGTTCTGTCGGCAAGGTCCGCCATCCGGATTGACATGTCGGGCAAATCACCTGCATATTAGCACCATCGCAAGAATTGAGCCCGCGCCGGGAAACCGGTCGCGGGCTTTTTAGTCGGCTGTATTTCACAGCGCCCGTCGTCAGGCGATACCTCCCCGGTCATCAACCAACGCCTTTCGCGCGAGCCGTCAGCGGCTCGTCGGCTCGCGATGACGGCGACATCCGATTGATCCGAAAGAAAACCAGATGCCCAAAATGTCTCCGCTCGATCTGAAAGCCATGCTGGCCTCGGAAAAGGCCAACGCACTGGCGGCGATCTCGGCCGCCAGGCTGATGGAAGAGCGCGCCGATGCGATGGATTATTATCTCGGCGACATGCGCAAGGACATGCCGGCGCAGGATGGACGCAGCCGCGCGGTCTCGACCGATGTCGCCGACACCATCGAAGGCCTGATGCCGAACCTGATGGATATCTTTGCCGGCTCCGACGAGGTGGTGCGGTTCGAGCCGGTCGGACCCGAGGACGAGGCCGCGGCGCAGCAGGAGACCGACTACGTCAATCACGTTTTCATGCAGCAGAACCCCGGCTTCATGATCCTGTATTCCTTCATCAAGGACGCGCTGCTCTCCAAGGTCGGCATCGTCAAGGTATGGTGGGAGGAACGCGAGGAAGAGAGCCGCGAGACCTATTACGACCTCACCGACGATCAGTTCGCGCTATTGGCGCAGGCCGTGGTCGAATCCGGCGGCGCTATGAAGATCGTGGCGCACACGATGCACGACGCAGGCGACGTGCTGGAAAACGGGCCGCGCCAATCGGAGGCGACGAGTTGATGAACATGACCACTCCCTTGCTGGCTCCGCCGTTGCCGCAGCCGGTCGCATCCGCGGTTACCCATGACGTCGTCATCGTCACCACCCGAAAGCTTGCCCAGGCCAAAGTGCTCGGCGTTCCCCCGGAGGAATTCGGCATCGAGCGCGGCGCCCGCAACATCCGGAATTGCAATTACTGCTTCCACGAAGTCGTCACCAGGACCGAAAGCCAGTTGATCGCGGAAGGGTTTGACGAGGAGCAGATCAAGTCGCTCAGCGACTACACCGGCAATACCGAGATCGAGACGCTGGCCCGCGACACGGTGGATGAGCATTTCAGCACCACCGCCGGGGGCGTGAATTCCGCCGCGCGCCTGGTTCGAATCACCGAGCACTACGTGCGGATGGACTACGAGGGCCGCGGCCGCGCTTGTCTTTACCAGGTCGTTACCGGCGGCGACCAGGGCGAAGTCCTGCGCAAGGACGGCAAGGAATGCGTCACGCCGTTCGACGCCATTCCGTTTGCGACGACGACGCCGGTGCCGGTGACGCATCGTTTCTTCGGCCGCTCGATCGCCGATCTGGTGATGCCGGTGCAGCGGGAGAAAACCGCGCTCAAGCGCGGCGCGCTCGACAATCTCTATCTGCACAACAATCCCCGGGTCGAAGTGGCCGAGGGCATGGCAGGCCCCAATACGCTCGATGATTTGCTGGTATCACGCCCCGGCGGGGTGGTCCGCACCAAGCAGCCCGGCGGGCTGAACTGGCAGGTGGTGCCGGATATCACCACCTCGATCTATCCGATGCTGCAATATCTCGATGCCGAACTGGAGACCCGCACGGGCCTCGCCAAGCAGACCCAGGGCATCGACGCCGACGCTCTGCAGAACCAGTCCGCCACTGCCGTGGCGCAAGTCTTTAACGCCTCGCAAATGCGGATGAAGCTGATCGCCCGCATCATGGCCGAGGGCGTGCGGGACATGTTCGCGCTGCTGCACGCCACGATCCGCAAGCACGGCCAGCAGCAACAGACCGTGCGCCTGCGCAATGGCTGGATCAATGTCGATCCCAGAGGCTGGAAAACCCGCGACGACATGACCATCAATGTTGGCCTCGGCTCCGGCGGCAAGGCCCAGCAATTCGCGCAGACGATGGCCATTGCAAACGTGCAGAAGCAGATGCTGGCCGGTGGCAAGAGTAACCTGGTCGGCGACGTCCAACTCTACAACACCGCGGCCGAGCTGACGCGGATCATGGGCCACAAGAACCCGGATCAATTCTTCAACGATCCCTCCGCCATCAATCCGCAAACCGGGCAATTGCAGCATCCGCCACCGGCGCCGCCCTCACCGCCGCCGGATCCGAAGCTGCTGGCGGCGCAGGCGAGGGCGCAGACCGATCAGGTCATCGCCGCGCACCAGGCCCGGATCGAACAACAGAAAGCGCAGAACGCCGCCGTCCATTTGCAGGTCAAGACCCAGGCCGAAATCGAGCTGGCCCGGATCAAGGCCGATCTCGACGCCAGGATGGCGCTGCTCGACGCGCATTTGAAGGCCGCGACCGAAGCGCGGAAGCCGCCGCGTTCATACCCGCCGGACGCGCGAAAAGCGAAGGACGGTCACCATTATGTGGCCGACCCTAATCGTTCTGGCAAATATTTGTTGGTTGTTCATCATGCCTGATTTTTCACTGGTGCCAGTGGATCATCAGCCGGAATTCGAAGGCGTCTCACTCGTTCCGGTTGACTACGATCCGTTCGGACCTTCGACCGAGAGTCCGCAAAATTTGTCGTCGACTTTCGGATATCCTTCGTCACTTTCATTCCCGACTACGATAACTGCCAATGCAAATTACCTCAGCCGAACAGGCGCAGTTGCAGTACCGCGGGCGGCTGCTGACGCGAACGACGTTGAAGCATTCACCGCAACACCGGTACCGCGATCGGAACATAGCTCAGTTCAGTTAGCCCAGGCGTTCCCGCCCACGATTTTTGCCCGTCCCCCCGTCATAACTCCGGAGGGGCTTACTCCGCTTGAGGAACTGCCGGCAGGATCAAGCGGTGGCTCAGGAGCAGGAAAGCCGTTTCCTCGATCCTTCAATGAACAGCAACAGGACTCGGTGCCGTGCATCTATTGTGGTGATCCAACAACACGGACTCCCGGTCCTGACCGACTTCATGGGGATCACGTCATTCCGCGCAGTCAAGGCGGCAATAATGGCCCTAAAAATTATGGACCGTCTTGTCAGACGTGCAACCTGCAAAAAGGACCGCGAACGCCCGAAGAATGGTATAATTGGATCCTTCGCGGAGGAGTCTAGATGAACGAAGGTTTGGTAAAATGCCGTTTTGAGTTGGATGGGTCCGATTGGCACGGGCACGCAAGCGAGACTCTTTGGGCCGAGCCAATTGCCAAGACGGAGAAACGGATTCTTCGGATCAGAAATTCGCCGTTTTTTGCGAGAGGCATCAACCATCTTGACGTCGTTAGGGCGAAGTTCACTGATAATTTCGTGGGCGACTTTATTGAAGTGATTGAGCGCGGAGGACACTCCACATACATGCTGTTGATACCACCCGCTGATACCCGGATCGCTTCCTACTGGAACATATTGGAAGGATTGGGCTGTTCGTACGAAAGCGCGGACATTGAATTGAGCATAGGTCGGCGGCTGCTCTATTCCGTCGACGTTCCGCCTACTTCTGATATTCACGAGGTCTATGAAATGCTTGAGCGGGGTAAAGACCAGGACGTGTGGATGTTTCAGGAAGGTTATGCCCATATTCCGGGATCACCTCGGCCGACGTAGAAAAGCCCACTTTCAGCAAGCGAATCTGGAGCGGCATATGGATCGAGATGCAGCGGTCAGGATTGATGGAATGTTGATGCGAGCGCTAGCCGGTTTGGATGGCATAGCGCATCACATGAAGAACAATCTCTCTTCTGAAGAATTTTCGGAACTCGCGTTGTCAATTGGAAGATCGATGTCGGCTCTGACAGATATATCGTCCTCTTTGCATTCAAAATTTCCGGATATTATTCCAAAGGAATTGTTGCCACCTGGCGACTGATGAATGATCTTCCCTCGAAGAAGTGATCGAGCGATAAGGAGCCGCCCAGTGAAATTGACGCTCGGTGGCCTTTTGATCCTGATAGCGGTCTTCTTGATATTCATAGTGCAACGGATCAACGACGCGCCGGGAAAATTCAATGACTGACGAAAGCAAACTCAATCAAGCCGCGGCCAGGGCGGCGCGGGCGCAAGATCTGCTCGACAACCAACTGCTGGATGAATCCTTCAAGCGGCTCGAGGAAAATTACACCGCGGCGTGGCGGGCGACTGGAATCGACGATTTCGGCGCCCGCGAGAAACTTTTCCTGGCGATCAATATCGTCGGCAAGGTGCGCGATCATCTCGCCGCCATCGTCGCCAATGGCAAGCTGGCACAGGCCGAGTTGAAAGAACTGGCGCAGACCGCCGAGCGCCGGAAGCGGTTCGGGATTGTTTGACGTGGCCGCACTTCGTTGAGGGATGCTTCCACGTACAAATTGCTTTCAAGGATTGACATGTCGGGCAAATCACCTGCATATGTTCATCATCGCAGGAATTGAGCCCGCGCCGGGAAACTGGTCGCGGGCTTTTGAATTGGCGCGATGGTCGCATTGATGGAGTTCCGCGGCCTGATGGCACGGAGCCAGTCATCAGGCGCCCGATCTGTCGGCTTGCGATCCGGCTTCAAAAAGCTTCATCCGATGAGATGCGATATCGCGTGATGTTGCTACACATCAGACAACAGGCTGCCGGGTGCGCTGATTGAAGCGACCGCAGCAAACCGAATTGGCTGGTAGCCAACGCCGACCCTGCCGTTCGCGCAGGCGCCCGGCGAAGACATCGAAGAAGCCGAACCGGAAGCGGTGCTTCCGCGCCATCGTGCGACAGACGTCTTCAGATCCTTAAACCCATCAACGTCCGGCGCGTTCACTTCCAGGCTCAATCGTTTGCGCGCAGCGCAGTTCGAGGCGGCCTGGCGCCGGGCACCATCCAAGGAACACCTCTTATGACTCTTCCGACTTCCACCTTTGTCACCTACCAGGCGGTGGGCAACCGCGAAGACCTCAGCGATATGATCTATCGCATCGATCCGACCGATACCCCGTTCATGAGCGGCGCCGAAAAGGAAAAGGCCACCGCCGTCAACCACGAGTGGCAGACCCAGGCGCTCGCCGCGGCTTCCTCGGCGAACGCCCAGCTCGAAGGCGATGATCCCACCACCACCGCGACCACACCCACGGTTCGTCTCGGCAATCTCTGCCAGATCTCCTACAAGGTAGCGGGGGTATCCGGCACCCAGCAAGCGGTCGATCACGCCGGCCGGGACAATGAGCTTGCCTATCAGGAAATGCTCAAGGGCCTCGAGCTCAAGCGCGACATCGAAACCATCCTGGTCGGCACCAATCAGGCCAAGGTCAGCGGCAACGCCACCACGCCGCGCCAGACGGCGTCGATCCTGTCCTGGATCGCGTCCAACACCTCGAAGGGCACGGCCGGCTCGCCCGCCGATCCGTCGCCTGTCGATGGCACCGGCACGCGCACCGACGGTACCCAGATTGCGTTCACGGAGGTGCGCCTGAAAAGCGTGCTGTCCTCGATCTGGACCAATGGCGGCAAGCCTGGCACCATCATGACCGGCGCCTTCAACAAGCAGGTGTTCTCCACCTTCACAGGCCGTTCCACCGCGATCGAGGAAGCCAAGTCGAAAAAGATCGTGGCTTCGGTCGATGCCTATGAGTCCGATTTCGGCAAGCTCAAGGTGGTGGCCAACCGCTTCCAGCGAGCCCGCGACGTACTGGTGCTGGAAATGGACAAGTGGGCGGTCGCTTATCTCAACGGACGCAACATGATCTCGATTCCGCTGGCGAAGACCGGCGACTCCGATCGCCGCGAGATCCTGGCGGAATACGCGCTGGTGGCCCGCAATGAAAAATCGAGCGGCGGCGTCTTCGACAACACCGTGTCCTGAGCCGGCTGCTCCGCCATTTCGGGTTAGGTCCTTCAACCATCCCGGAATGACGATTTCATCGCTCTTTTTCGGAGACCTCAGATGTCGCTCCCCGACAATCACACGCTCAACACCATCGACCTTACTGCCTATACGCCTTCCTGCGGCGCCACGCCGGTCGCGGCCTATATCCGCGCCCCTTTCCGTTGCCGGCTTTTGAAGGCAACCGGCATTCTCGGCGGCGCCATCACCACGACCGACGGCACCGTCACGGTGTCGGTCAATTCCACCACGCTGGCTACTTTCGCCGTGCCGCAATCGGGCTCGGCCGCGGGCCTGTTATTCTCGGGCACGCCGCCGTCGCCGGCCTATCTCAACGAAAACGACGTGATTGTGTTGACGCCGTCCGGCGCGTCGGGCGCGTCGATCCCGATGCATTTCTCCGTCGCCGTGAGGGCCGCATAAGATGTCGTTCTTTCCCAAGCAGCCGTCATCCCGCGCCGGCGCCACGCAGACCATCGCGTTCGATGCCAGCGCGGCGATAACCAGCGCATTCGGTCCCGAAACCTATCAGCTCCGCCTCGTCGCGGATTCCGCCTGTTGCTACCGGATCGGCAACGGCACGCAGACCGCGACGTCAGCCGATATCTTCCTGCCGGCAAGCGTCATCGAATATGTCATCGTCAGTCCGGGGCAGAGCATTTCCGCCGTCAAGGCTGCCACCAACGGGCTCGTCACGGCGACGGCAGGCACGTTGTGGGTCACGGAGATGTCGTGATGGACGGCGTCCTAATCCGTCCTCATCTCGACAGCAACGGCAGGGACCTTGCGATCGAGCGCGTCCAGGATGTCGAGCCGATCCTGGAATGGACCAGGCAATCGCGCTGCGACGAACAGCACGGCGATTGGGGACGCCACGTCGCGCGCATCCCCAACGTCATCTACGTCAAATGGCTGGATGAGGAACACGCCAGGGGCAACACATCGTTGCGGATGTTCACGCCTGAGTTCGATCAGGTTGTCCAGAAGAAGCTTGACGACCCGGAATGGGCCTACCTGCGAACCGACAGGCCCAAACTGCAAGCCGGCTGGTCAGCGAGGTTATCGTGACACAAATCGTCGACGCCCCATCGTTGCAGGATGCCGTGACCGAATATCTCGCAAGGGATCAGGATGCCACGCTGATCGCGCGGATTCCGACCTTCATCCAGCTTGCGGAAGCAAAGTTCAACCGGCAATTGTTTGTCCGTCAGATGGAGGAGCGCGCAACCGCGCTGGTCGACACCGGATCGAGTGAGCCGGAATTCATCTCGTTGCCTGCTGATTTTCAGTCGATGCGGCGCGTTCGACTGTCCAGCGTGACGGGAAAACCGAGTCTCGAGTTCAAGTCCGGTCTCCAGATGGACGAATACCGGTTCTTCACCGCAGATATTGCGGCGCAGCCGCGTTACTTCACGGTGTTCGGCGGCGAGATCGAATTGGCGCCGACGCCGGATCAGAACTACACCGTTGAAATGGTGTATCGCGGCAACGTTCCACCTCTTGGATCCAATACCAGCAACTGGCTGCTGACGCTGGCGCCCGATCTGTATTTGTACGGGGCGCTCCTGGAATCCGCGCCTTACATCAAGGAAGACGCGCGCATCCAGACCTGGGGCCTCGGCTTCACCACCGCTCTGAACGATTTGAACAATCTGGGACTCGCATCGACGTTCAACGCCGGGCCGATGACAGTTCGCGTCTCCGGGCGAGTCATCTAGAGCCGTTCCGATTGAATCGGAACGGAGGCTCTAACTCTCTATTTTGACGGGTTTTCTTCGGGCGAACCGGTGTTTCACCCCGCATCAGGGGCAGGGGCAGGCTTTCGCTTGAAAGCGCTTTAGGGAATCAAAAATCAATGGCATCGTTCAGCAAGTTCAATACGTTTGTCGGTGACGTGGCGCACGCGCTGCATGACATGAAAACCGGCACGGCCCAGGTCTACAAGGTCTATCTGACCAACACGCTCCCGGTTGCCACCAACACGGTCTACAACACGCCCGCCGATCTTTCGACCGCGAACGGTTACACGGCCGGCGGCACGACGATCGGCACAATCACGGGCGTGCTGACGTCAGGCACCTTCTCATTTTCCGGCGGCACGAACCCGGCATGGACCGCCTCGGGAGGATCGATCGGTCCGTTCGAATATGCGGTGCTCTACAATTCGACATCGGCAACGCAACCGCTGATCGGTTGGTGGGACTATGGAGCGGCAATCACGCTGACCAATGGCAACACCTTCACCGTGAACCTTGGTTCACCAATCCTGACGATCACCTGAGATGGCGGCCTTTCTCGACGGGTGCCGGTTCAATCCAACGGCCGGCGGCACAACCGATTGGACCTATTCATCGGCGGTGACCGGCTATCAAAGCCCGGCCGCGGCCAATGTCGTCAACGGCAGGCTCTACAAGTACCGCGCCGAGAGCAGCGACCTCAGCCAATGGGAATTGGGCGAGGGCGCATACAATACCTCCAGCGGCGTGCTGGCGCGCTCGACCGTGCTTTACAATTCATCAGGCGGTACGTCGAAGATCAACTTCACGACCGTGCCGCAGGTCGCCATCGTTGCGCTGAAGGAAGATTTGATTTCGGTCGAAGAGGTCAACACCTTCACGGCGACGCAGCAAGCGCAAGTCCGGGCCAATATCGGCGTGGGAGGTCTGAAAAATCTTTTCCGCAATGGCACGATGGACGTTTGGCAGCGGGGGACGACTCCTGCCGGCCCGCTCGGCACCTTCTTCTATACGGCTGACGGCTGGATGGTCAATTTCGCCGGGGCGGTGGGAACGGTTGCTCGCGTCTCCAACGGCCGGTCCGGCGCCTATACGCTCTATGCCCTGAAACTGACGGGAGCGACGAGTTGCACTGATGTTCAGCTCTTGCAGCGGATCGAAAGCTACATGGCGGTCCGAGCCGCTGGAAACCCGATCACGGTTCAAGCGCAGATTACCAACAATACCGGTGCTTCGATCACGCCTACTTTGACCGCGGCTCATGCCGGCTCGCAGGACAATTGGACGTCTCCGACAAACGAGTTGTCCGGCGTAAATCTTCAGGTTTGTCCAAACGGCGCGACCACACTTGTTTCGTACGCCTTCACGCCTTCGACCTCCGCGGCGAACGGCCTGGAGATCTGGTTCGACTTCGGTAACAATTTCAGCAGCAACGCCAAATCGGTCACCGTTGCGGAGGTCGATGTGCAAGTGACGCTTGGCGTTCCGACCGGCTTGAACGCAAATCCGCCGGTTCCGGAATTGCGCGAGGTCGGCGATGAAACGCGCCTGTGCCAGCGTTACTATTACGCGATGCCGTCGGCGGCTTATGGATATGCATCACCGAATTCGGGAGGATATGCTGCCTATCAACGCTATGACTTCAAGGTCACCATGCGCGCGGTGCCGACGGTTTCGACCTCCTACAGCAGCTTGGTCAACGTTGCGAGCGTCAACGCTCAGATCAGAACCGTGGACTTCATGATGGATCAGATCATTTCGACGACCACGACGAATACGACGTGGACGTTCTCGGTGACCGCGACCGCAGAGCTTTAGTGAACCGAGGATCATCCAATGCTTGGCTTTGATGCGATCGGGCGGCTCGCGCTTGGCCAGCTCTCCAGGATCGGGTTGACGAATACGGTTCTGCTGGCAGGATCCGGCTCGTTCACCGAAACAGGCGTGGCTGCCACATTTGGGCTTTTGCAAGCGTCAAGCGGAGCCTCCTGTTCTCTGACCGGCAATCCAGCGACATTCGCGGCGAAACTCGCTGCGGCTTCTATGGGATCTTATTCGTTCACTGGCAATGCTTCGATGTTCTCGATGAGGCTCGCGGCGGCCGCCGGAAATGTTGCCTTCACCGGCGGCGTCTCGGTGTTTGCGGCCAGGATAACGGCGGGCGCCGGATCATACACGGTCACCGGCAATGCAATGCCGCTGGTCACTTCGATCAATGCCGGCGTCGGCTCCTATGTCGTCACCGGCTATCCCGCAGTCTTTACGCGCGATTTCGAGGCCTGGTTCCCGAGACCGTTCGAGACCGGCGAATGGACCGGCGCAGCGATCGAGGCCGCGACCTGGACGCCGATGGCCGCGGCCTCCGGAAGCTGGAGCGAAAAGACAACGCCGGTGTCGACATGGATACCGGCAACCACACAGCCCGAAGTCTGGACATCTGAATAATGCCGCTTCTTGCTACTGGCGATTATCGCCCTGACGTCAGCGATTATGAGGGCCAGGCCACTCGGAACGTCTTGAATGTGCTTCCGCGCGGCGACGGCTACGGACCGTTCCCGGACTTTTCAGCCTATACGGAGGCACTTCCGGCGCCATGTCGAGGTGCATTTTATGCGCTGAAGTCGGATGGGACAGTCATTACCTTCGCCGGCACCAGCACCAAGCTCTACAAGCTCAACAACACGGATTTCACCTGGGCCGATGTTTCGCTGGGTGCGTCGAACTATTCGTCGCTGTCTTCGACGGCACAATGGCAGTTCGCGCAAACCGGCAATCTGGTGTTCGCGACGCAGGCCAACGCGCTGCTGCAGGTGTTCGATCTTTCAGCGGCGACAGCATTTTCCAACGCATTGGGTTCGCCGCCGCAAGCGGCTTATATCAGCGTGGTCGGGCAGTTCCTGGTGCTGTCCGGATTGCTCTCGACGCCGTATCGAATTCAATGGTCGGGGCTCGACAGTTTCAATGCTTCCACCAGTTGGACCAGTGGTGTCAATTCCTCCGATTTCCAGGACTTCCCCGACGGCGGCATTGTCCGCGGGGTGGCCGGCGGTGAGGCCGGGATCATCTTTCAGGATCAGGCAATCCGCAGCATGTCCTATGTGGCGGGGTCGCCGATCATCTTTCAGATTGATCGGCTGACGCAGGACAAGGGCTTGTATGCGCCGTATTCGATCATCCGGGCCGGCGAAAAGATATTCTTCTATGCAGGACAGGGCTTTCACAAGATCGAGCCGGGCGGCGTGCCCGAACAGATCGGCCGCGAAAGGGTCGATCGCACGTTCCTTGCGAACCTGGACAGGGGCAATCTGCAACTGTTTATAGGTACTGCGGATCCGCGAAGCGCGCGGGTCTACTGGGCCTATAAATCGGTCTCGGGAGCTGCGGGGCTTTACGACTCGCTTCTGGGCTATGATTTTCTGCTCGATCGCTTCTTCCCGGTGTCGATGTCGGGAGAATATCTCCTTGGCGTATCCCAAACCGGCTTGACGCTGGAAGGCCTTGACCTGATCGCCCCAGGCGAGATGGCCATTACCGGAACGGCGAATAACGGCTCCGGCTTGATCCGGATTTCGGTTGTATCGACCTCGACGCTCGTCACCGGAAATGATTGCGCGATCGACAGCGTCGGCGGCACAACGGAAGCCAACGGCAATTGGAAAATATCCGTCGTCAGCCCTACCACCTTTGACCTGATCGCCAACAACGACACCGGCGCACCGTCGGCCTATGTAAACGCCTGGACATCAGGTGGAATCGTCGGAGGCTCCATCGATGCGATGACCCTCTCGCTGGACAATTACGCCACGGCCGTTCAGCCGCAACTCGGCCAATTCAACAGCGCCAATGTGCTGGGCTTCTTCTCAGGAGCGAATCTTGAGGGAACCATGGAAAGCGCGGAGCAGGGCACCGATGGCCAGCGGATCACGGTGAGGGGATTTCGCGCGGTGACCGACGCCGTCACGCATTTCGGCTCGGCCTCCTATCGCGACACCCAACTTGTTGCCGCGACGCCGGGAACGGAAGTTGCCGTGAGCCGGCGGACCGGCCGTTGCGACATGATGCGCGATACGCGTTACTCGCGTTTCAAGGTGCGCGTTCCCTACGGGACATCCTGGACATTTCTCGCCGGCGTTGAGCCGGATATCACGACGAACGGAACACAATGACCGCTTACGTTCCAGCACTGACCGAAAAAGATCCGGCCAAGATCGTCCGGTCGCTGCAGCAGCTCGCGGCAGGCCGGTCGAACGCGGTGGGGACGGTGACGCTCGCTGTCAGTGCTGCTTCGACGACCGTAACCGACCAGAATTGCGCAGCGGGCAGCGTGCCAATCCTGGTACCGGGCACGGCGAGTGCCGGAACCGAAATCGGCAACGGCACCATGTATGTCTCGGCTGTGACCAACGGCTCGTTCACGATTATCCATGCCAACTCCACGGTTACGGGTCGAACCTTCCTCTATGCCCTCCAGGGCTGAGCTGGTTTGCGTCGACCCCGCACGGGTTCACGAGATCTGGCCGCGCGTTAGCCCGCTGCTGAAGGCGGCCTGTTACCGCACCCAGTTGAATGCCTTTGCCGACATCGAAGCCGACATTCTCTCCGGCCGCAGCCTGTTGTGGCTGGCGTGGAACGGCCGAACGGTCGAGTCCGCGGCGGCGACCGTCCTGATCAATTCCGAAATCGGCAAGGTCTGCATCATCACGGCCTGCGGCGGCAGCGACATGAGGCGCTGGCTGCCGCTGATCGCGCAAATCGAAACCTATGCCAGCCGCGAAGGCTGCAAGCGCGTCCGCATCTACGGCCGCAAGGGCTGGCTGCATGTGCTCGACGGCTATCGGGAAAAGCACATCGTCATGGACAGGGAACTAAGCTGATGGGTGACAACCTTCGACGCATTTATATCTATCCGCGATTGCCGAAAGACGACGGCCCGGCAGCGAATCTCTTTTGGCCGCCCGGTATGGCCGGTCTTCCCGTGTTACCCGACGATCAATCGCGACCGACGTCGCCGGACTATCCGGAAAGCTACTTTGCCCAAGGCGGCGGTCTGCTCGGCATGCTGTTGCGGGGAATGCAGCAGGGTCAGGGTCAGTCGGGCGTTGATTCAAGTTCGGCTCCGAATGGCGCTGACGGCAATGGCAGCCCTCAGGGCGGCTTGCTGGGCAGACTGCTTGCGCTGCAAGCGGAACAGAGCCAGCCTCCGTCGTTTGCGGAGACCAACGAACCGACGCCATCCGAGTCGCCGGATCCGAACTTCAGGGAAGTTTCGCGCGCTCGCAGGGCGGCCGGGCCTCAAGGCACGACGGGCAATCGATCTGATGATCAATCGCCCGTGCCTTACACTCCTGCTGGAGGTGCGCCCCATTCGTCCGCCTGCCCTAACTGCGCGCAGCGCGATCTAGCTGGACAGCCCGAACGCACATTCGCTGATCGCTTACAGGCTTGGTGGGATCATCCCACGCCCTATGGCGTGGTGGCGAGAGTAAAAGAAGGGCTGAACGGAATCGCGCAAGCAGTACAAGGCTCGATCGACGCAACCAGTGTCCCTTCTACCGAAGAAGAGGCGTTCCGCCAAAACCTCGGACGGGCGCAAGGCCCCATCGGCGCGTGGCAGGTTGTATCTCAATTCAATCCAAGGATACCGCGCGGAGCCGGCGAAATTCCCGCGAGACCACTGATCAATGCGATTGTCAATCAAGGGCTGCGGCTGCGACCCGGTGAGCCGATCGCGAGGCAGGGTATCGACGGGCCGATTGCGGGCCCCGGCGTCTCACTCGGCAACGCGCATCCTCCAACCAGATTTCAAAATTCTTCGGCTCTCGGAAACGGATTAGGTCCGCTGCAAGACATCCTTTCCTCAAGCCCACCGCAAACGATCCCGCGGGTGAGTGGCGGATTGCTCAGGACCTACGGCGATGGGCCCGCGCTGCCATGGATTGATGCGCCGGGTGTGCAGCCAGGAATCGGTGAGATTCAGGCCGGGAGAAAGCGCTATAGAGGGCCGCCCCTCCCGAAGGGTGTTAATCTTCTGGGTTGGTTTGAGAAGCAGCTTCCGAGAGAACCATACGGATCCAAAGGCGGACTTGGTGGCGGTTTACCTCCAAGAACAGGCGTTAAGGGAGATCCCGATGATCCTTGCAATGATATGTTCATTAAAGAGCAAAATAAATGCTTCGAACGCCTTGATAAGGAAGAATACGCCGATGTGAGTCATTTTCGGGGATGCATGAAGCGCGCGGCCGAGCGATGGGATTTATGCAATAGGACTGGCCGTATTCCCATCGAACCTAAGGAATGGGGACCGGACGATGAGGAAATTTTTAATCGAGATTTCCGATTACGGTAATTCTAGTGCGTTCCACTCGAAGGTTGCATCGCGCGCATAGAGCATCTGCAGTCCGCCGTCTGACCACGCGCTGAAGAGTGCTGGTCAGGATGTGGGTATAGCAGGGCGAGAGCGAGTGAAAACACTTTACGAAGTTTCAGGCCGAATTCGGATTGACATTGTTCCTGCTTTGTTCCAATGTTGGGTCATTGGAATTTGGAAGCAGCAAGCTCGTCATAGGGGCCGTCAAAGTAGCGCCAAATGAGGGGGTATGCTGCAGTTGAACCGACAGGAAATGGCGTGGGTTCTCGCAATTCATTGGTTGAGCTCAATAAATGGTGCTTTGAGGTGGAACGTAAGCTGCCCCTTAGCAAGGCTATCGCCAAGGTGTCGGCGCGTATGCGCAAAGGCGATGATGAAGATCGATACCACCTTGCCCTGCATTTGCAGCTTCTCTTGGTTCGCGCTGGTCGGCGCGACGAAGCAGTGTCGCTTATGAACGCGATGATCGAGCGCTATCCGGACGACGTTCGCGTTCCGATCAGTAAGGCAACGCATTATCTTTATTTCGAGAATGATCCGCAAGAAGCGTTGAGATGGATCAATTTGGCCCTGGAGCGGGCCCATCGCACCGGCTTTTTCCGAAGAGAAGCGCTTGGCGACAAGGCACGGATTCTTTTGCAGTTGGGCCGCGGCGAAGAATTGTCCCAGGTGCTGGAGGAGATCATGGCGCTGCGAATGGCAAAGGGCGTTCCTGATATCGGACGCGAACGCGATTTCGTCGATCGGGCCCCTTCCGGGCTCATCGCAGAAGATGTTCTTGCCCGCTACAATGAATTCCGTCCGAAGCGGGCGGGAGACTCCGATGCGGACGAGCCTCCGGAATGGGAATATCCGGAAGAGGGATGAGATGTCGCGATCGCGCAGGGCGGAACCGGCGCGCTGCTGGACCGGATCTTTCCAGTATCGGTGCCCACAAAAATCCGCGACGCACTTCAAGAATCACATGGAACAAGCAATCAGGGAGCTGTCCTCGGCGCTCCTTCTTACGCAAGAGGCCGCCGCAGCATAGCGGTGCTCCACTGGGCATTGTTCGCGGCCAGCCGATGCCGCAATGGATCGTGCCCCGCCGATCTTCTGTCCACGTCGATAGTCAATCGACCTTTCGAAGAATGCGAAGACAGATCGATGCTCACACAGGCATTCGGGACAGGACACGCGCCCGTATCTTCGGGCGCAGTTGCCTCTGCACGCTTGATTGAAAACGCGAAAACCAATCCGATCAAAGAAGGACATTAAAGCCAATGGGCGGAACATCGACAACCTCGCAAACGCAGCAATCGCAGACCGCGCCATGGGAAGCGGCGCAACCGATGCTGCAGGGCATCCTCGGGCAGCTCGGACCACTGGTTCAAAACAGTGGATTGAATCCGACCGAAAGCAACGCGATCAGCCAGCTCTCGCAGAATGCCGCTCAGGGCAATCCTTACGCGAGTCAAATCAGCAGCTTCGCCAGCAATCTGTTGAATGGCGGAGGTGCGACGGCTCAGTCGCCCAATCTTCAAAGCGGCCTTTCGACGCTGCAAAGCCAGCTCACGCCTTATGCCAACGGTTCGATGATCGGCAACAACCCGGCTCTGCAGGCGCAGCTCGATCAAATCGCGAGCGACACGACAAATCAGGTGAACGGGCAGTTCGCGGCGGCCGGTCGTGAAATGTCCGGCATGAATCAGCAGACGCTCGCGCGTGGCATCGCGCAGGGCGAAGCGCCCGTGATCGCCGGACAGTATAACCAGGATGTCGCCAATCAGTTGAATGCCGCCAATTCCCTCTACGGTGCGCAGAACACAACAAGCGGCTTGCTGGCTGGCCTGACGCAACAGGGCCTCGCCAATCAGTTGCAGGGCGTTACCTCATCGCAGGACGCGCTCAACGCCCAGAACTACACCCCGCAACAGCAACTGGCGCTGGCTCAATTGGCGCAGCAGATTCCGGCGCAAAACCTCGGGCTGCTGGCGCAGATCGGCGTTCCCGTTGCGGGGCTTGGATCGCAGATGTCAGGCACCACGCAAGGCGCACAGCAGATGTCCGGTGCCCAGCAGTTCGGCGCCATCGCCAGTGCTATCGGCAATCTTCTGAAGGGCATAACCAGCATTCCATCCGATATGCGCTTGAAGGAGGATATCTCGATGGTAGGCTCGCTATTCGACGGCACGGCAGTCTATGGCTATCGCTACAAGGGAGCACCGGCCTATCACATCGGCCTGATGGCGCAGGATGTGGAGAGAACGATGCCCGGCGCAGTGATCGAAATCAACGGCTACAAGGCGGTGGATTATCGCGCCGCGACCGAGGCCTCCCGCAGAATGAATAGCGCTGCCTGATGGGGCTATTCGACGGCTATTTCGATCCGGATCAATTCGGCAACGGCGGGGGTTTGCTTGGTCGCCTGCTGGCGCTGCAACGGCAGCAAGGTCGGTATCAGCCGGGCGAGAGCTTTGATCGGGCGCCATCCGTTCCGCAACCCTCGTCGCCTGATTTGCATTCTCAATATCAGGCATTGCGGCCGCTCCTCGGCGATCGAAACGCGATGCTCGCGGCCATCAGTCCGTCAGTGCGTGAAGCTCTGATCGCGCAGGCTCTGGCGAACCGGCAAAATCCGGCCAACGCCGGCGGTTGAAGTCTGCGAATGCTGTGAAGAGACAGGAACCGAATGTTTCGAAGCCAGTTGGACCGTCGGTACGATCGAGACGTCCGAACGACAGGACTGGCTTGAACCGGCCGACATGGCGCGGCTCGCTGCATTGAAGCCGGCCGCTTGGCGCGATCGACGCGCCAGGCATCATCTGTGGCAATGATCGCAGTTTTGCCGGGCGTTCCACAACGAGTTCCAGCGGAGCATCAAATTATGTCAGATGAAAATGAGTCCGTGCTGACCGGCGGCGCCTTTGAACTTGCCAATGCCGGCTATCGACCGATGCCCGAGCGGGATGACGAAGAAACAACGGACGCGATTGGCAGCGACAGCGCTTCATTGCGCGAGGCGGCCGAGCAACGCGCCGGTTCGCACGACAATGTAACAGTGCGGGAATATATCGACTCGAATGGCAAGCCGGTGGCGGCAAACGAGGCGGTTACGCTAAATCGCGCCGGGCGCGATTATGCCCGTGCCATCGCAGCCGATTTTGCCGCTGCGGAAAAAGAAACGTCGATAGCGCTCGCGGCCCGCGTCGATAAGCTGCGTGCCGAGGCGTTAGCGGAGGATCCCGACGCCGCCGAGTTTTACGGCTTCGAGCCGCCACAAGCAGAAGCTGATAAACACAACGCCGATGAAACCGATTCCAGGAAAACGGCAAGCGAGCCGGCTGATCCGGACGACCCCGAGACTATCAGACTCGATCCCGAAATCGAGAAGGTGATCAATCATCCTCAGGTGCGCGCGGCCATCGAGGAGCGGATCGGGGAAGCCGAGCAGACCCGGCAGAACTATCTCGACGGGCTCGCGGCGGCGACGCAAATTGCCCAAGTCAGTTTTCTCAGCCAGTTTCCCGAGTTGGCAAGCGTCGCACCGGAAAATCTGCCCGCGACGCTTGCGCAAATGTCGGGACAGGACCCGCAAAAATTTGCGCGCGTTCAGGCGTTAGTCGCGAGCACCGAACAGTTGTTTGCGCAACAGCGGCAGGAGAGTCGCCGCCAGGCCGAAGCAGCGCGCCAGAATTTCCAGAACTATGCGCGGGCCGAGGACGCGCGGCTCGAGGCCTTATTGAAGGGTGAGCCGAAAGCGACCCAGCATGCCGTCACAAACGAGATCTTTGCCTCCGCCAAGGCCAGCGGCATCGAGCCGGCTGAACTGATCGGATTGTTCAACAGCGAACCCCTGATGCGCAACGCAGCTTTCCAGCGGATGATGTATGATGCCGGAAAATATCGCCTGGTAATGAAAGCCAGAGACGCAGCGGCCGCGAAGCCCGTCCCGCCGGTGCAGCGGCCCGGCATGGCCCGTATGCCGGGAGAACGCGAGCACGCGGATCTGCGAATGCTGAACGCGAGACTTTCAACCTCCGGTGACATCAAGGACGCGGTGGCGCTCTATAACGCCAGAAAGTCCAGCAGGCGTTAGGTGGCCATTTCTGCGCTCAGCGAGACAGTATTCCTTGTTCGCAGCGCTCGCCCTCGTCTTGCTGACCGGTTTCTTGGTTGAATTCGCGCGTGAACATCTGCGCCTCGGGAATCACGTGATCCGGGCGCGTCCTGAAAGAGGAATCCTATAATGGCCGATGACGATCGCGACTTCATCGAACGCACGGAATCCAGGAACGGCAAGCTCCATGGCAAGCCGGCTTCGTTCGACCAGATCGCCGACAATTTCGCACTTTACGGCTTGAAGAAACGCGCTGCTACGCTGGAAGATTTCGACACCGAATTGCGTGGCGAGATTGATTCCGGTTCGCATAGCCTGCGGCGCCGCGTTCGACTGTTGATGCTGCGCAAGAAGATGGGCGGCGTTCACGAAGCGCTACGCAAGGCCAAGCGCTAACAAGGGCTATGACGAACCCGGTATTAGCCGCGTTGGCGCAGGCCCGAATGCGCAGCGCCGATGTTCGCTAGGTGGTGCGATCTGAATGGCGCTTCATGGTGTCCTGCGGGCCCCGCTACCGTGGCGAAGTTTGTCACCGATTGCGCCTCGCTCGGGATCGAACGGCTGTGGCCGGCAGTGCAGGAAATATCGAGAGCACACGTTTCACTGGGGCTTGCGGATCCGACGCTTGGCGGTGCAGCGGCGGCCGCCATCAGTGATGTCGCCGGCATCTCGCCACCGCGCTCCTGGCCGAACGAGCGCAAGCAGCGCTTCAGGTCGCTGCCGTATGATGTACAAGTCTATCTCGCAAACCACGAGGAGCGGCGCGACAGAGCGCTGCGGCGGGCGCAAAACGAAGCCGCTATCGCCCGGCAGAAGCTGTTGGTGAGCGAGCGTCCCCTAACGGCGACGATCGAAGGAGCCAGGATCGATGATTTCAAAGGAAATAAAATTGACGTGCCCCACGACGCTTGAAGACCGAATCCAGCGAATCCGCGGCGAAATCAATGCGATTATCGACGCGAAGGCGGCCGCTGTCGCTACGGAAAGCCCGGGCGTTCCCCTGGGGGTGATCCGGAATCTCCTGACGGCGAGGGCGCCGGCGTGCCCCTGCGCGCAATATCTTGAAATCAACGGAGCATGACCGGCGACCGGTGACTATCGCAGCGGCAATTTCGTCGCTGCTTCAAGTTCAGTGATCGTTTGTGAAGCATTGATCACCTTGATGGTAGCCATGCCCATGTCGCGCGCCGGCTTCAGATTGACACCGAGATCGTCGAGATAGACGCAATGTCGGGGATCGACACCCAGCGCCTCGGCCATCATTTGATAGATGCGCGGATCGGGTTTTCGGAGGCCGATCTTGGCGGACTCGATGACATGATTGAACAGCGCCATCACCTCTGCGATGTAGAGCGACCGGCCGCCTGCGCTTCCGATCGCATTGGCGGGCAGGTTGTTGGTGATGCATCCGGTCTTGAACTTCGCAGCTATGCGCCGCAGCGCCTCGACCATTTCGGGCCGCAGATCCCCGGACAATAGCGGCAACACGTCCTTGCCTCGAACCTCCGCGCCTAGCGCCAGCGATTCCACCGCGAACAGGCGATCGAAGGCTTCGACATCGATTTCGGCCCGCTCGAATTTCGCCCAGGCATTTTCCCAGTGATTGGTCGCATTGGTACGCCTGATAATGCCCGCAGGCAGGCCGCGTTCGATCTCAAACCGCTCGAAAGCATCGAATGGCGATGTTGTGAGCACACCGCCGAAATCCCAGATCACTGCCTCAATCATCGTTCCCCGCTTATGCCAGCGCCGATCCGGGAACGGCTAGCACAGCATTCTGACCGGGGCCAGCCTCGACCGTCCGCTGGCGCCGAACGGATCATCAATCCGACTTCAGACAACCAGCAGCAGCAAAAGGCGACCCTTCGCGGTCGCCGCCTTCACTTCAGGAAAAGCCAAAATGACGCTCTACAAATGGTCGCAGACGGCCTCTTCGGACGCAACGGCGGACAGCACCATCAATTGGGCGGAGGGACAAGCGCCCTCCAGTGTCAACGATTCTGCGCGCGCCATGATGGCCGCGACCGCGAAGTACCGCGACGACATCGCTGGCGCTATCGTCACCGGGGGCACCTCCACGGCTTACACGGTTTCTTCCTACCAGGTGTTCGATACGCCGGCCCATCTCAACGGGCAGATGATCGCGTTCACGCCGCACACCACGAACGGCGCGACGGTGACGCTGAATGTCGATACGCTCGGGCCAAAGCCGCTGCGTACCGCTCCGGGTGTCGAATTGCTGGCCGGGACCATCATCCAGGGTACGCCTTACGTCGCGACTTACAATAATGGCGACGGCGCGTTTTACCTGCAGGGCTTTTACGGCAGTCCGTATCTGATCCCGCTCGGCGCCGGCATCGATTATTGGGGGGCGACGACCCCAAATAGCTCGTTCGCGCTGGCGACCGGCCAGCCCATTTCTCGAACAACTTATTCCGCGCTATTCTCCTTGTTCGGAACAGCCTATGGATCAGGCGACGGATCGACGACGTTCAATTTGCCAGACAAAACCGGGCGCGTATCCGCGATGCAGGAGCAGTCGTCAACCCGCCTCACATCGACTTACTTCGGGGGCAACTCGACGGTGCTTGGGGCTGTCGGTGGCGGGGAAAGCCAAACGCTTACGCTCGCTCAATTGCCAACTGGAATTACTTCGTTCGGAAGCAACTCAATTAGTGTGTTATCAACCGTCGGCGGTATCCCTTACGGTGCATTCATTAATTCGACGAGCGGTGCTGGAAATACCTTTCCTCAGACCAGCACGATCGGCCAAGTTGCATCTACTGGAATCAATTCGATTGGCGTAACATCGACCAACACAAGTGGAAGCGCACATCGTACCGTGCAACCCACCATCGTCTGTAACTACATCATCCGAATTTTGTAACCGGCTAATGCAACACTTCGTTAAGCCCAAGTCGGTCGTTGTCCCCGTCGCCCGATGCCTATAAAATAGAACGAGCTTTCTTTGGTGAGAGCTGGACAGTCACCGTGTGTAAAAAATATCTCTAGGCCGCGTTGCTCAATCATCGACCTAAAGGTTTCGACGGTGGACCCTCGGTTGTTCTCTTGCAAGACGATCACGCCTTCCTCTGCTAGGTGGTTGCTCACCATCCCGAAGAAGTTCTTGTGGATTTGCCAATCTGGATCGTGCGCGCGTGTATCCCCTTCATATTGATCGACGAAATGGGGTGGGTTGCTCACGATCAAGTTCCACATTTCCGAACTTGGAATGCTTTTAAGATTATCCGATTGATAAACAGAAACGCGGTCGCTGAGTTTGTTGACGCGCACAGTGTGCCGGCACGAAGAAATTGCCGCTGGGTTGATGTCCGACAGGCAAAGTGTTTCGCAAAGGCCATGCCCAAGCATGGAGAAGCCGATGAAGCCGGGACCGGAGCACCATTCGAACGCATGTTGTTGTTTCGGCATTCCTCGCGATTTGAAAAAAGGAATGAACTGTTGCCCGAACTCGGTTCCTCCTCCGTCGAGTTCGCTTCGATAGCTGATGTCTATCCCCGCGAAGCGGACGTGACGGGATGACCGAGCCCAACGCAGGATAGGCCTGACCAGTTCATGTTCAACGCGCTTTAGAAGGCCCATCTTTTGTACTCACTAGCCTGTCGCGATTACCAGTGAGGACTATCATGCGCTGCCCAGCGCTGAATAGTCCCGCCAGCCTCGTTCGGCCCTTTTTCCGCAAGCTCCCTGAAGTCACCGAGGAAGGTTTCCGATGTGACTCGCCGTCGTACCGTCGAGCTAACGCGCAAGGACAAAGCCGCTCAAGACGAAGAAGGTGACAACAGAGCCGATTTCATTGGAAACGGTGGCAAAGATCCAGAAGGCAAAGCCGTCAAACCTGCCGTGTGCGGGACTTGCCGATAATCGACCGTGGACGTGATAGCCGACCACCGCAAGGGCAGCGATACCGCGCCAGGATTCATGCGCGGGAGAAAATTCAAGTCTCTTCACTGGCGTACAGCGCTTTCTGCCCGTTAGCCTTAACACGCCTCATCCAATAGCGAGCAAGTCATGACCGATATCGTCGCGCTTAGAAGCGTGAACACGAAGCGCTGGGCAGATGCCAAGCTGACCCGTAACTTTGCCGCAATGGCGAAATCGCTAGTCTCCGCCAAGCCGCGCTATCAAACCGTCGAAGCGAAAACCGGCGTTCCCTGGTTCGTTGTTGCCGTCATCCATGAGCGGGAATCCAGTCAGAACTGGTTCGCAAGCCTCGCGCAGGGCGACCCATGGAACAGGGCTTCGGTTAATGTTCCCGCAGGGCGTGGCCCGTTCAGATCCTGGGAAGACGCAGCGATCGATGCGCTGGCGAATTGTGCTCCGCATGCGGCGCGCAACAAGGACTGGAGCATAGGAGGCGCGCTGACCGAACTCGAGCAATATAACGGGCTCGGCTATGCCTCGCGCGGCGTTCCGTCGCCCTATCTCTGGTCGGGAACCAATCAATACAAATCCGGCAAATATGTTCGCGACGGCGTCTACGACACCAAGGTGGTTGATAGCCAGCCCGGATGTGCCGGTTTGCTGCTGGCAATGATGGCGCTTGATAGGACTATCAGTTTTGACGGGAAAATGCCGTCCGTCGTTGCACCATCAGCTCTAAACCCGCGGCCTTCCGATACCCAAAAGCCACCCCCGCCCTCCATCAGGAACCCCGCCAGGGGTTCGATCGGAGATTTTGTCATTTCCGTCCTGTCTGCAATCTTCAAGAGGAAATTACCATGACGATGTTTCTTGTCTCTCTCGCGTTCGCCGCCGGCTACGTCGCTTCGATCTATTCCTGGCCCGGGATCAAACTCCGGGTAAACGGCGCCCAGGCCGAAATTGCCGGCCTCGAGGCCAGGGCGGCCGCGCTCAAGGTGGTACTGTAACCATGTGGGGCAAAATCAAAGCCTTCAGCCTTAACTCCCTGACGGTGGCGTGGGGTTATTGCCTCGCATTGGCTGGGGTAATGATGCAGGGCCTCGATACAATGGCGGACGCGTTGGGTGATCCGAACCTAAAGGACCAGATCAGCGCGTCGATTGGCGATGCCAAGACGGCAGGCCGCATATTGCTGGGCATTTCGATTGTGACGATCATTGCCCGCCTACGGTCGATCAGGAAGGGCAACTGACATGTGGATGGCCATCCTGTCCTTTCTCGGCGGTCCTGTTATCAAGGGACTGATCGATGCTTATCAGGCCAAACTGAAGGCAGGAAACGTCGAAAGCAAGATCGCTGCGGATCTGGCTGCAACTGAAATCGCAGCGGAAGTCGCTGAATCCAACGCGATTTTGCAATATCGCATCGCCGAAATCGGACACTGGTACGAGCCCGACAAGCTGATGGGATATTTCGTCGCGCTTTATTTTGGCAAGCTCCTGGTATGGGATAAGGTATTGGGGTTGGGAACGACCGATCCCCTGGCTGGGTTTGCGTCCGTCACGTCGAATCTCGTGGTGTCATTCTATTTCGCCAAGCGGGGATTTGAGAACGTCGCGCGGATCATCAAACGATGATCGCAGGGATCATCAGGCGATGAACGAAATGCGCGACGAGTATATCAGGGCCGTTGTCGCCGAGACGTTAGCCGAACAGCAGAGGCTTCGCCACGACGATATCGACGCCGTGATTCTCAAAGCGGTCGCAACAATCCTGACCTCTTTCGGGATCGAGGAAGAGGATCGCCAGGAGTTGCGCGCGGACTTTCAACACCTAAGGCGCTGGCGCAAGAGCGTCGAGCAGGCGCAGAGTTTTACCTTCAAGGCCGTGATAACGGTTATCGTGACGGGTTTCGTCGGGGCGGTCTGGCTCGGCGTCAAGGTCATGCTTGGCAAATGATTCGCGTCATTTTGTTTGCCACAATTCTAGCATTGTTTCCCTAACCCAATGCTGGGCGGCCAGAAGAGCTTTCACTCAATAAGGCGAAGCGGCTGCGAAATCCTGGGTGCGCGCCAAGGGCACCTACGACAAGGATATCGAGCGAGCGAAGCGATGCTTCAGATAGGCTGCCGCTGCTTTGAAATCGTGGTTCAGGCTGTACCCGATCAGGCTGCGGTGTTAGCTTCCGCCTGATCACGTTAGGGGCGGCATGACTTTCACATCGTGGCAATTCGGCGCATTCGTTGCGATCGTGTTTGGGGCATATTATCTCCCGCCATTCAAACCCCTTCAAGTCCGGTTACTGGTCGTCGCAAGCCTCTTCTTTTACGGTTACGGCCAGCCCGAACTTCTGCCGCTGCTGGCCGTCGCGGTTTTGGGAACCTATCTGTTTCTGATTTTGGCTTTGCGGAATCGCCCGTTCTGGTTGCCGATAGGTATCGCCTTTAATCTGGTACTGCTGGCGTTCTTCAAATACAAATTCCTGTTCATTGAGTCGGCGTCGCCTGGCGCGGCTGACCTTGCGCCGATCGATTTTCTCTTGCATCTGCCGCTGCCGATCGGGATCTCGTTTTTCGTATTCCATAACATTAGCTTGCTCGTTGATCTAACCAGCAAGCGGACTGAGCCGCCGGATTTAAAGAGCGTCTTTCTCTACATCATATTCTTTCCGCAGCTCGTTTCGGGACCGATTACACGCGCCGAAATGTTCATGCCGCAGATCCGGCCGAAATATTTTGAGGATATTCCGTTCGTCGATGCCGCGAAATGGATACTGACGGGATTCTTTTTCAAGCTCTACGTCGCGAACAACCTCAACGAGATGACATCCTATATGG